TAACATCATATGTATGGTTAGTAACCAGCATAGGCACGTTCGCTTGACCGAGCTTCAATGTTAGCACACGGAAGGCACCCTTGATCAACTGACTCTTAGTCATGTCTCGGACCTGCTTATCGTTAGCAACATCCTCCATCTCTTTGGTGGTAGAGAGCATACCAAGACTGTCCAGAACGAACAGCATAGGAACACGTTCTTCCTTAGGTTCCTTCAGATACTTATCTAGGATACGACATGCCTGTGTACGAAACTCTTCAATAGTAGCTACAGGCATCATGATCATACGATTAGAATCAATACCTCGTTCTTCGATCATTGATTTAGAAATCGCTGACTCAGACTCGAAGTAAATGACTCCACCTGTAGGATTAAGATCGAGGAAATTACGAACAACAGAAAGAGCAAAGAAAGTCTTTCCCGTGCTTGATTCACCAGCGAGAGCTGTAACTTTGTTGGAAGGAAGACCTCCATAAATCGAACCACTAACCAGGGCATTGAAGATATAAGAACCAGTATCAATATAACTTGTGATGTCCCCAGCAGCGACCCCTTCACTAACTCGTGCAGCAAATTCGTTTCCACTGTCTTTAATTACGGTATCTAAGAATCCCATTGTGTTGCTTCGTCCTCAAATAAGTTTACATAAGTATAAGACTGCTTCATTAGTTTAGCAAAACCAAGAGCAGTGTTGTAGTCCTCAAAACATTTGATGTCTTCTGAACCTACTTGTCCTACGACAGAGTTGGTCCATGTAACAACAAAAACCTTTTTACTCATCCAAAGAATCTCCCAAGGGTGACGGTCTTTTTGCTTGTCCAACCAATACATTCTAGCACATTCTCAAGAGGTTTCAAGAACGACTTGTCGAACTGCAGACTGTAATCAATGTAGTTGTCCAATCCAAACTCCTTTGGGATCTCAGTGAAATATGAGATACAGTTTTCCATGATAGGGTTAGGCATTTTTAGATAGACAAACTTGATCTTCTCGCCTTCCTGAATCATTTGGTATTTGTTATCGACTTTGTTTTGTCGAACATAATGGTTGTACAATAGCGCACCCCTCACATGAATAGGTGTTCCCTTCTCATAGATGTTAGATTTACTGCGATACTTATCCAACCCATTTACACCACGAGGAAAAGAGATCTCAGAATAGTCTTGTGAACATGCTTCTCTCTTCGTCTCTTCCACGTATTTAATAAGATCATCATTAGTCTTAGTAACAATCATCTTGAAAGCATCATAGAGCTTTGTTCTGAAGTATGCAGGTGTAGAAGACCTGGCGGTCTCTAGTCCCATAATCTTCAGTTTAGGTTCCTTGTAACGGACACCTTCACTATCCCATACATTAAGAATGTATCGCTTCTTCGCAGTCCAGATACCACGATCAGCGATGTTCTCACGCTTCATTTGCATCTTCTGATCATACGCCGAAACGTAATGCGCCAGTTCTTCATATGAACGTTCGATAAAAGGTTCCAGTTTCTCCTGGCAGATCTTATCAAGTAACCCAACAACTGCTGCTTTGTCGCCAGACTTATGACCAAGAAATTTATTAACAAGAGGTCCGAGATTAAGATAGATTGAGTCAGTGTCTGATGCAATGACGTAATCCTCCTTGTCTGTAGAGAGCAGTTTATTTAGATAAGAATTCATCTTGTTCTCTATCCAACGGATTGAGACTTGTCCAGACAAGGTGATTGCTTCTGCGTTAGCGAGTTTGTAATAACGAAAATGCTCGTTACCGATAGCGCCATAAGCACTATTAAGACTAATCTTCTTAGCCATCTGGATGTTGTTACATCTGGAGATTTCGTTGGTAAGTTCAACGGACGGATTTTTTTCATATTCTTTTTTAGCTGCGATCATCTTTTTCTTAAAGACAACACGCTCGTCGTACATCTTCTGCATCATCTGAGGCAGAAATCCATGCATGTCTTTGCGGTACTGAGCACCGTTAGCACACACGGCAAATTGACCATCAATATCTACTTGCTTATCAAGTATCTTATCAACGGTTGCTGATGGATGTCGGGTATCTTGGAGTGTCTCTGGCGAGATATTGTACTGCATAATAAGGTGAGGGTAGAGACTATTAAGGTCAAAACTAACAACCCAATCATACATTCCTGGAATTGGTTCCTTGACATATGCACCTGCATATTTCTCGGTCTTGGTTGCGCTTTCTTTCTTAGGAGGGATCGCAATCTTTCTCTTAAGAAGTTCCACGTAGATATAGTTATCCCACATGCGAACTTGTGAGAACACATCTTCATAATTCACCTTAGCATCATAAGCCATAGTGAATGCAAGATCAAGTAACTTCATCTTGTTATCAAGTTTATCAACCAGACGAACGTCATGGATGTTGTACTCAATAAACTTCTGCCAGTCATTCTGATAGAACTCTTTGAACGTATCGTACTCAGAGTGATCTAGTTTTTTCTCTCCGAGTTCGACAGAACAGATGTAGTCAAGTTTGTAAGACTCTTGATTAGAGTACGTAAACTTTCTGTATAGCTCAAGATAATCCAGAGTAGCAATCCCTGGAAGATCATAGGCAATCTGCTTCCGTCCTTTGATGTAAATCTCACGTCTAGAAATAAGACGCCACGGGCTAAGAAAACGAGTATACCTATCACCAAGTACCCGATCAATACGCCCAGCAATATAGGGAATATCAAAAAGCTGTACATTCCAACCAGTAATAACGTCAGGGTAGTTTTCGATCCAATACTCTAGGAACGCTTGGAGCATTCCATTCTCAGTTCTGAAGTGCAAGTAATCAACTTGAGGATCTTTATTATCAAAAGGACGAGCACCAAACACAATGATGCGACCAGTATGAGAATCTTTCAATGAGATAGCAAGAATCTCCTGGTCAGCAGTCTCGATGTCTGGGAAACCATTCTCTGCAGCAGTCTCAATATCAACGTTGAACACACGGATCTGTTTAGGATCAAACTGAACTTGATCCGCTGGATATTCTTCAGCAATATACTGATACAAATACCGTGTGTTACCATACACTTCCATGTTGGTTACATCACGGTATCGTTGGATGGTCTCCTTTGCATCAGAGATGGTCCCTTGTTTCATAGGTTCCACACACTGCCCCTCCAGTGTCCTCCACTTGGAGAAATTAGAAGTGGGCAGGTACAGTGTAGGGTTAAACTTAACCTTTTCACTGAAAGCCCGCCCACCTTCATATCCACGAACTAGCAGGTTGTTTCCTGCTTGCTCAACGTTTGTGTAAAACTTCATTCAGTCAAATACTCTTTAGAAACTTCTTCGGAAGCGTTAACCATTACAATTATATCAGATGAACGGAGCGCAACCTCAGTATCGTCAGAAAACTTAGGCCACTTCTCTCCGTCAACTGTCTTGGGGTTGATGAGAATGCAGTCTGGTTCTCCCAGGACCGCATCTTCAACCGCCTCTACCTCGGCAACAATCCAAGGTTCACTTTGAATCTTCAGTAGTTTCTTGTCCATCTTTTAGAGAGTCTGGTGTGTTATTTTTCTCGTCTTGAGTAAGACGATTAGTGTACGCTTCAACAATCGCTGCTTTAGGTTCACTAATAGTAGTGACTAGATCAAACGCAACTTGGAACATTGCTTCATCCGTAAAAGGATTCCACTTGCTCATGCGTAGATTGTAACCATCGTCAGTCAAACTGTCGATTTCAAGTACATAAGGCTTAGCGAACGAAAGACATACAGGGGGTTTGCCTTCATCCTTTGCCTCTTCACTTTCCCATACGTTAGCAAGATCAGTGATGATCAGTTGCCCCGTATATTTCATATTAACGACTTGAATCGTCATAGATAATTCTCTCCAAAGGTTCGTCAGGTATTAGTTCGTCAAGATAATTTTCCACGTAGAACTGTTCCTGATAAATTTGCTTAATGTCCTCACGCGGATCGTTTACACTTACAACTCGATCCATGTTCAACTTAAAGAACTGGTTCTTTGCAAATGGATTCCAAGGTGAAAATTGAACATTGAACTGGGATTCATTGGTTTGTTTACCAATGGTCGAAGGAACAGTCCTGGTCATGGAAATGATTTGAGGATGGATGATTGCATAACCAACTACCTTTTTAAAGACAGAGGAAACCTCATAGAAGTCTCCGATCACTCTCACTCCATCTGAGAGCACACAGATTTTAATACTCATGCCCTATCTCAAACCACATTTTATTATATACTAAAAAAGCGAGGCTTGCAAGCCTCGCGGGAAGGGAATCATTCCTCACCAAACCAGAGTTTCCTTCTCTCCTTCTCGGGCAGTTCCTTCTTCAGATCAACGATGAGTAATCCGTCAGTGAATTTGACGTTCTCAACTACTACATCGGATCCTA